TCCTTCACGTACTGGAGGGCGTCGCCGTCGCTTTCCACGGCCTTGAGGCAGACTTCCGGGGTCTGGTCCTTCACGTACCGGAGGGCGTAGCCGTTTCTTTCCACGGCCTTGATAGCGTCTTCACCTTTCAATATGACGATTTCACTGTACGACCGTTTAACCAATGCCAAAAATTCTTGCAGTTTCATGTTGCCTCCTTGGTTTGTTGTTTTACCGCCTCTCGCCGGTGATCTTCAGAATCCGCTTCACCCTGTCGTCTGCGTCAATCAGGCCTTTCACGTTGTCGAGTATGTTCTGGCCAGGGTAGCCGGTGTGTCGCAACTCGCATATTTCCCGGATGGTCTTTATCACCTCCACGGCATAGGCTAAGTTCGGGCACCCTTTCCTGTTGATGCACACTGAGTCGCTTCCGGCCATGACTGCCTCCTATCCCATCGGATGATACTCCCCCTCGTCGTCATACGGCAGCCGCCCCTGCGGGCTGACCTGCAGCTGATATTCCATAATCGGCCGCGCCTGAAGACCGGCCGCCAGCCGCCGGGCGACGTCTTCGCTGGTGAACGTGAGCCCGTAGATCGCCCCCTGCGTGAAGCAGCGGGTATACTCCGGGATGTCGCCCACGGCCGGGACATCTACGCGGATGAAATGACAGCCGCCGATGGTCTGCTCCGTGATGCGGCCAGCCAGCTTGTTGTGGCCGAAGAGCTCCACCAGGCCCCATGCCTCGAACTGCTGCTTGTCGTCCATGCTGTTCCTTTCCATTAAATTATTTTTGTTTGGTGTATCACACATCGTATGGTGTGTCAAACACAAAATACACAACTACACATCGACTCCAGGCAACACGGCCTCCAGGCAGCAGTCGCCGAAAACCGGCATGACCAACTGCTTTTTCGCGGCATGAATAGCGCGTAACCGTTCACTGGAAACGCCCTTCAGCGCCCGAACCTCTTCGGCCGTGTAGATGACCTCTTTGATCCCGTGACGGCGGGCAGCGGCCAGGGCCTTCTCGTCGAAGACTATGCCGATCCGCTCGTTGAGGATCTTGGAATCTATCAGGACGCAGAGGGACATTGTTGTTGACCGGCAGATTTGAGCGCGTCGGCAATGAGCACCTGCAGCGCCGCCTTTGCCTGACAGTCGTTGCGGTATTCCTTGGCCTGCCACTGCTCGATGATGTCCAAGGCAACCTCTTCCGGCGTTTTCATGTCTCCTCCTGGCCCCTGGACGTCATGGCCTGCTCGTAGGTAGAAAAGGTTCTAACACCGTCGAATGTCCACCGTCCCGAAAACGGAAGGAGAAACCCGACAAACATCAGCCATGGCTCTCCCAGGGGCCATTCGCCATCTCTACAAAAAAGAGTACGGGCATCATGCCGCAGTCTTGCTGCGATCTCGATTGCCCACGTTCTCCACCCCAGCATCACTCCCCCTACCCCGGCCGGCACTCGCTCCGGCCCAGCTGCGCCGCGACCTCCTCCGGCGTCGTTCCGTCCAGCACCCGCACCTTGAGGTCACAGCGGGTACATTCCCAGTGATTCGTGCCAACGAGTTGTACGAAGGCGTGTTCTCCCGGCTTGGCTGCCTGCGCGGCGACGAAGGAGCCGAAGGCCCGGCTGGTTCCTTCCTGGGAGACGCGGGACAGCGCCAGCTCCGCATACAGGTCTGCGTGGGCGAAGTGGGGGTCGATGCCGATGTTCTCGAACACCATCCGGTATTTGCCCTGGGCCTCGTTGATCACTTCCTTTCGGCGGGCGAGCTTTTGCAGGTGGACCCAGAATACCTGTTCACAGATAAACTGCACCTGGGCGCGGCCGGAGTTGTCCTTGACCTCGGCCACCAAGCCGCACTCGTGGGGCTGTTCCTTCAGGCGGTGGACGTATTTCATCAGGTTCCATTCCAGGCCGTGGTAGCGGCTGATCCTGACCGTGTACCTGTTCTTGATCTCGTCGGACGATTTCTTCTCGGAGTTGGTCTGCTTCGGCCGGTCGCCCCACTCGCATATGTCCTGGTCGCCCTTCGATTCGTAGGAATAGTCGGCGAGCCATACCCGTCCGGGCCATCGCTGGGCAAACCTGCGGGCCTCGTTGATGTTCGGCAGCGCATCGGCTACGCAGGCGCTGATGTCGAACTGTCGCATCAGTTCGTCGGCCCGCTCCCACGGGTCGTCACCATAGACGATCTCCAGGTGCGCCAGCCGGGATTTACAAACCCCGAGGTCACACTTGGGTCCCCAATAGCGGACCACGATCACGTTGAATCCACCCATCTGGTCGATGCCCATGGCGAAGTTGGTACCGTTGCGGAGCCACTTGATCTCGACGTTCACCGTAGAGCGCAGAATGTCGGTGGTGACTATCTGTGCTTCGGGCGACAGATACGGCACACCCAGCTTCGAATTGTAGAACTCCTGGAGGTCGCTCGCCTCCTGAAAAGCCCGCAGTATCTTCCCGGCGTCCTGCCGGCAGGAAAGGGTCTGCGGGATGTGATAGCCGACAATCGGTGAGCTTGGGTTGTGCGCAATCCACCGGCCGTCCCTGGGGTTGGTAATGATGGTCTTACAGGTCGGGCAGATATAGAAGAATTCTTTGCCGTTTTTGTCGCCGATGCAGTCCGGGAAAACGTCCGACAGCACGACACCGTCCTTGCAGCCGCAGTTGCTGTGGAACTTGTGCTGGTTCGACTGCTTGAAGTATTTGTCGATGTTCGCGTCCGGGTAGCCGGCCGTCGAGTATTTGAAGTTGATGGGGTAGGGGGAGTGCGACATGCGTTCTTCGGCTCGCTCGATGTCGCCTTCGAGCATCTTGCGGATCTCGTCGAACACGACGGCGAGCATCGGTATGGACTCGGTTGATGTCTGGCCCTGCATGTAGCTGAAGAAGATTTGCGACGGACCGATGGAGCGGACCCGCTTTTGGTCGGTCTTGCGCTTGTCGCCGTCCCAGGCGGTGGGGTCCTCGCCCCATAACGGCCGGATTTCCGGGATGGAGCGGACCGTCGGCTTGAATCGGACGTCCGAGAAAATCATCGCCATGGCTTGGTCTGGGAGGAAGTAGCCGAAGTATTTGCCCCAGAAGCGTAATGCGGCCCAGACCAGAAACATAAACCCGAAGACGGTCTTGCCGACCTGAGCACCGCACTGGAGGACCATCTTCAGCCCCTCCGGGTTATGGTCCCCTGTGACCGCCATGGCGCGGTATGGCTCGATCAGGTACTCGTGGCCCTCCCAGGTGAATGGTTCGTTATCGACCTTGAGGGTCGGCCTGATCTGCTCCACGAAATCAAAGAGACAGTCCGGCACATTCTTGACGATCTCGGGTTTCGCCGGGACGATAATGCCGCGCTGCCTGGCCAATTGCCTGGCCCGCAATAGTTGCGCTGCCTGTTGAACGATCTCTGGCGGGTAGCTATAGTTTTCGGCCCTCGATGATTGCAAGCAGTTCCTCGTCGGTCATCTCCTCAAGCCTTTTGCCTTGGGGCATCTCCAGGACGGTTGTTTCCTTCCAACCGGCGCGGCATTTGAGGTAGAAGATGGTTGCGGTCGTATTGCCAGCCTTGATCTGCTTCATCAGCTCGCTGGTGACAGACCCGATGCCCAGGGCCTTCCCTTCCTTTATGGCCTCGGCAAATTCGGAATATTGCTTCTTTTTATTGATCAGGGTGTCGTGGCAGATGCCCAGGGCGTCCGCGATCTGTTTCTCGGTCAGCCCCTGTGCTGCCAGTTTTTTCACTACTGCCGGTTCCGGCGGAACCCACGGTGGTCGTCCTCGTCCTGCCATAGCTTACCTCGTTCTCTGTTTCCGTTTTTGGTATTTTCTCCCCGAATCCTTTCCGGGGTCCAGCATTTTGCCTTCATCCCGCAAACTCAAGCACTCGATGGCGTTTCCTGTATCGGCACATCGGGGAAGTTGGCGCTTCCGATGTCCTTGGCAATTCGGGTCGCGGCCTGGCGGTTGTCCGCCTCGACGTAGACCCTGAATCTGTATCGCAAAAAGTGCCCGGCGGCCTGGCTTTGGAGCCACCGGGCCATGGAGTCTGTTCCTGCTCGGGCAGGGGTGTTTTCTCGGCGAAAACGGCAAGAATGGCCGGTTTCGGTCTTAGACGACCACAAAAACTTCGGGCAGGTGTTCTACCATTTCCTGCCACAACATCGTCGCCACCTCCCGCATTTGGGGGTGGGCCGCCGGAGATGTGCGCAGCCGGAAGAAGTGTCGCCATTCGCGGAGGTTCATGGTCATGACGATCTCGGTCTTCAGGCTGTTTGGGAGGACGGTCCGGGCTTCCTCAGGTTTCCATCCCCTCTCACGCAGTTTCTTGTAGTGTTGCTCTGCGTGATACATGGCACTCAGCCAGTCCGCTGTCGCTGGGTATTGCGTGGTGGTCGGGATATCGTTGTACTGCCCGGCGAACACGCCTTCGCACCACGGTGGAATAATGAACGCTACATGGCCGTTGGAGTAATCGCAGTAGCGGGTACTCTCCTGAGAGTAGGAGGCGATTCTGTGCCGGACGATTTCGTGGGATACGCCCCGGTCACAGATGACTCGGGCTGTTATCTTCTCGTGCTCCAGCACTGACTCGTGGCCTTTGTTGGTGAGCATGGCAACGAATTTCGAGGCACTCCCTGGCGTGATTTTGTGTTCGCTTTTGTAGCAGGTCCGACCGGCCCGCTCTATCGCCAGGAGGATTCTGTCGCGGTCGATTGGGTCCTCGATGGCAACACTGGGTCTAAGAAGGATCATTGTGTTCCTCCAGTTTGTCGGCGGCCATCTGCAGACAGTGGGCGGCCTTGAGCAGGTCGAGACGCTGCTGTCCCGGGCGGACATTCTTGCCGAACCGCTTGCAGTATTTCTCGACCTGCTGGATCAGCCCCTTGGCCGTGTAGTTGGTCATCGGGTCCTCGCCCTTGTCACCGTACTGTGGCACGGTGTAGTTGGTGATGTGCTCCGCCACCTCCTTGGCAAACAACTCCCAATCGCTTCTGCGCTGACTCATGAAGCCTCCTGAACGCTTTTCACCGTGATGACCGGCTGCTCATCATGAAACATGCGCATGCGGGCATCGTTGCGGGCGAGCCGCTCGGCGTCCTCTGGACTGCTGGCGTGGACGGTGATTGTCAGGTGGAAGGTCTTGTCTACTCGGGCGGTGTATTTCATGGGTGCTCCTGTTGGTATTTTCTCGGTGGAAACGGCAAGAAAAGCCGATTTCTATTTTTGTGACTTGATGTTGCTGACCTCGAATCGGACCCGTTGTGCCAGCTCTTTTACCTTTTGCATGTGCCTCCGCAATCTGGTGCCTGCCGCCTTGTTTTTCTTCTCGTAGAACTTCACCGCATCTACTTGGGCTTCGTTGATTGTGGTCATCAGCTCGTTGAATCTTTCCATCCTGTTCCCTTCCTTTCTTGTTTTAATAGCTTGGTTAAGCTGTTTGACATCTCGTCGTAGAATTCTTCGGCATAGCGCATGAACTCTTCGTCGACACTACCATCGAAGGTGTCGTCGATCTCTTGGATGGCCTCCTTGAGTTTTTGGATTTTGTGCCATCTCCGCGTCTTTTTTGTAGTGCGCTGTTCGAGTGCTTGGCATACTTGGTCAGCGAGACATATGAGAGCAACGCAAAACTTGTCTTCAGCGGATAGGATTTTCATGCCGTCTGCCTCGCCTCCTTGACTTCGGAATATGGTGTTAGTGTCCCATCCGGATTAACCAGCATTGGTTCCTTGCCTGCGTATTCTTGGAAGCGGATCAGAGTGGCTTCGGCATATCGCGGATCCCACTCCATGAGACGGGCTTGGCGCTTGTGTTTGTGGCTGGCGATCATGGTGGTGCCTGAACCGCCGAACAGGTCGAGCACCGTTTGGTTCTCCAGGCTGCTGGCCAAGATGTTGCGCTCCACCAGGGCGACCGGCTTCATTGTCGGGTGGTCGGCGTTTTTGGCTGGCTTATCCTCACGGATGACGCTTGTCGGGGTCGCGTTTCGCAGTTGTTTGATCACCGCGAGGAGTTGGCGCTTGTCGAGCTTGGTGACATCGACGTCGTCGTCTATAACCGTGGTTTGGGTGAAGTCGCCACAGAAATAGTGGGCGGCCCCTTCCTTCCATCCGTACAGGATCGGTTCGTGTTTCCAGTTGTAGTCCTGGCGCCCTAACACAGCGGTGTTCTTGACCCAGACGATGCACTGTTTCATCAGTAGCCCGGGTGTCTCGGCGATGGCTTGGCGGAAGACGTTGCCGATGTTGTTGCCTTCGGCGTGGGCGATGTAAAAGCAGCCGCCCGGTTTCAGCGCGTAATGCATTGAGGCAAAGGCAGCCTTGAGGAACTCTAGGAACGCTTCGGGACTCATGTTGTCGTTTTCGATTTTGCCCGCTTTGCTCTCGTAGTTGACGTTGTAGGGCGGATCGGTCCAGACCATGTCGACCTTGTCACCGGCGATCAGTCGGTCTACGTCCTGCTGGTTGGTGCTGTCACCGCACAGAAGGCGGTGGCTGCCGCATATCCAGAGGTCGCCCCGCTGGACGACCGGGTCCGGCACTGGTTCGACAATAGGGTCTTCCTCACCAAACTGGTTTTCGTCGTCCTCAATACCGAGAAGGGTCTTCCATTCGTCGTCGTCGAAACCTGTCAAGTCCATGTCCAGTCCGCTTTCGTAGATGTCGCGCAACAGGGTGGAAAGCATGTCGGCCACGAATTCGCCGCTGATCTTGTTGAGGGCGATGTTTAGGGCACGTTCCTGGCTTTTGTTCAGGTCCAGAACGACGCATGGCACGGTTGTCATGCCGAGGCTTTTGGCTGCGGTCCATCGCTGGTGCCCTCCGATGATGGTCATGTCCTTGTTGAGGACGATGGGGTCCACAAACCCAAACGTCTGCAGGCCCTTCTTCAACTTCTCCATTTGTTCTTCGGACATTTCCCTGGGGTTATATGTCGCCGGGTTCAGTGATTCGGTCGGGAGATACTGGATTTGCAGGGTGATGTCCTTGACCGGGATGCCGGGGTCTGCTTTCCTGACGGCCTTCTTGTTCTGGCCTTTGTACTTGTCGCGGATTTTTTCTCTCACGGACATGTTGTTTCCTTTTCTTGCTGTATCTGTATTTTGGGTTATCTATCAGTTCGCCCATAAAGTAGATGATGGGAATCTCGCTTTTGTCCTTGTCTTTGTGGTAGCGCCAGGTCTGCATTCGCCGAAGATGAACGTCGCATACACCGAACGACTTGATGCCGTCCGGTGTTTCGATATCGACCTGCAGTCCATCCCATATCCGGTGCCGGCATCCTCGGACACTGCAAAACGGCGGCGGAGTCTGCCTGCCATCGGTTTTGCCGCGATCTTTGTGTCTGCGGGCGTCTTCCTTCGGCAAGGAGACCTGTTCGTTGACATCCTCCCCGGCATGAATGCCGGAGATTCCTACGGCGCTCAGGCGTGGCATTGATCCACCCCTGAGCCGCTTCGGTGGGTTCCTGTTGCCGACGGCATTACTGCGCCGTTCGCTTGGCAGGCTAGCTGGGCGTGCCCCGCCCTTAGCACATTGATCGCTCCGACCAGATCGGCGTTTTCCTCGAAACCGCAATCCACACACACGAACCGGGCTTGTGTCTGGCGGTTGTCCGCCGACACATGGCCGCAGCACGGACAGGTGCGACTCGTGTTTTGCGGCGGCACCGCCACAAGCCAGCCGCCACGCCACGCCAGCTTGTAGTCCAGTTGGCGGCGGAACTCGAACCAGCCTTGATCGAGGATGGACTTGTTCAGGCCGGACTTTGCCCGAACGTTTCTACCCGGTTGTTCGGTCGTGCCTGCCGCTGACTTGGACATATTCCGTACCTGCAAGTCCTCGATACACACCATCGCGTGGTTTTGGCTGATCGCGGTCGAGGTCTTGTGCAGGAAGTCGCGGCGGACGTTGCCGATGCGGGCGTGAATGCGCTGGACTTTGGCCTTCGCCTTCTTCCAGTTGTTGCTGAATTTCACCTTGCGGCTCAACGCCTGCTGCGCCTTGCGCAAGCGCGTTTCGTGCCGCTTGAAGCTGTTGAGTGGCGCGTAGAATGTCCCGTCCGAGAGTGTGGCGAAGCGGGCAATACCCATGTCGATACCAACCGAGCCGCCTTGCGGGATAGGCCGCTCAACCTTGCGTTCGGTCTGGATGCTCACGAACCACTTGCCGCACGACTGGCTCACGGTGACGTTCTTCACCGCGCCCAACGCTTCGCGGCTTTTGCGATACCGCAGCCAGCCGAGCTTGGGCAGAAACAGGCGGCTGTTGGTCTGGTCGAGCTTGATCTGTTTCGGGTCGGGATAGCGGAAGCTGTCCGACCGGCCTTTCTTCTTGAAACGCGGGAAGGCGGCTCGCTTGGCGAAGAAGTTGCTTTGACGTACTCCCACGGCTAAAGCGCGTGGGATTCTAGGCTCAAGCGGTCGCTGCTCCCCAAAGGGAGTCTCACGCGACCTAACCTAAGAGAAGACGCCCCTTCTCTGTGGATGTTTACAGCGGCGTTGTGGTCGCGGTCATGGATGACGCCACAACAGGAACAGACCCAACGCCGATCAGACAGTTTTAACTCTTGGATATGCCCGCAATCGGAACAGGTCTTAGAAGACGGATAGAAACGATTGACCAGATGAACAACTTTGCCTTTGGTGGATGCAACGTACTGCAAAATGCTCATAAACTCGGAACGCGCAATGTCACTAACTTTGCGCCCCCACATGGCTTGCATCCCCTTCATAGCAAGGTCTTCAAAGAACAGTTGATCGTACCTGTCCGTCAACTCATGCGCCAGCTTAAAGAACCAATCGCGGCGACGGTTAACCACGCGCCGATAAATGCGTGCCACATTGCGCTTTGCCTTGTGCCAGTTGCGCGAACCTTTGCGCTTACTCGACATACGACGCTGCGCCTGGCGCAATTCATCAAGCGCTTGGCGATAGTACAGCGGGGACTCAATCGCTTGCCCATCCGATGTGGTGAGAAAAGTCTTCAGGCCAAAATCAAAGCCCGCGCTGTTACCTGTCATGGCTTGATTGCTTTGGTCGATTTCTTCTTGCACCACAAAGTAGAGGTAGAGATTGCCCAACGTGTCGCGCTTGACTGTGACCGTCTTGACGCCCGCGGGGATGTCGCGGCTCTTGCTGTATCTGTAGATTCTGCCCTGGATGTAGATGCGGTTTCCTTCGAGCAACTTCCAACCAGCCTGCTTGAGAGTGAACGAACTGTATTTTTTGACCTTTTTGAACGAGGGTGGCGCGGTCTTGACCTTGCGCTTGAGGTTGCCAAAGAACAATTTGTAGGCGCGGTCAATGCGCTGCGCTATGTCCTGAATGGCTTGCGAACCAACCAGATTCCAGTGAGCATAGCGCGGCAGTTTCTTGAGCTTTGTGAGATGTCGCATCAAATCGTACTGGCTCAAATGCTTACCAGTCAGACGATAGTAGCGACGGTGAAGCGCAATGCAGTGGTTGTAGATCAGACCCGCAATGTCAATCTGCTGGTGCAAATGCTTATTCTTTTTTGCCCGATACAGCTTGAACTTGTAGGTCTTGGTCAGAATCATTGGTTCTTCTGATCTTCGATGTAGCGGCGAATTGTTTCTTGCGAGATATGACCAACGGATTCGCAATAGTACGAACGTGTCCACAGGGTAGGCAAGCGACTTTTGAGCTTGGGGAACTCTTTCCTCAATTCGTGCGAGGAATAACCCTTCAACTGTTGGACGATATAGTGCGGTGGCAACGTGGGGGGGGCTTTGACAAAGATATGCACGTGATCGGGCATGACTTCCATGATCTCGATATGCGCGCCGATGCTTGCAGCCCTTTCGGTCAACAACTCTTTCAGCCTGTCGGCAACCGCGCCAAGCAGCACCTTGCGTCTGTACTTCGGACACCAGATCAGGTGATAGCCAATGTTGTAGACCGCTTTGTTGCTCGTTGTCCATCGCTCGTTCGCCATACCAGAAGTATATCAAATTGTTATGCTTCGGGCAAGTATATACTGTACAGTTCAAATGTAGCGGGCTTTCATCCAACGGTTAAAACACGTTGGCTTTCAGCCCGAGAGGTGCCGTAAATCAGCGGTCCGTAATCATCTCTGAAATACTCCTGATATTGAGCACTTAACGCGTTTACGAACACGCGCGATGGTGCGTGAGGCTTCCGCTGTCCGGCATACTTCTTCATTTCAGGGAAACTCGTTGCCAATACCTCAAAAAAAGTGCTGTGCAACTCGCAAGTCATTTCCTCTTGCCTCTTCTTGTAGTCATAAGCCGCATAGAACTTTTGTGATTGTTCCCAATAAAAGAGCTTTTTCACAAGGTCATCGTAGGTGAAGTGCTCAACCGGTTCTCCGTCCACGATTGCATGTTGGATGTTGTGCTGCGGCCGCTCCTGTTGAATTGCAAAACGCTCCGCACGTTCTGCCTCGGCACGTGAAGGGTAATATTCGATATCTACCCTGGTGACTTCTTCGTACCAGGGTTTTTCTTGACGATGTTGCGCCATGCGTTGTATGGCGTGCAGTGAGACACCGACGTACAACAGATGATCTTCAGAATCGTAGTACCGATACAATGCCGTTCGTTCTTTGCCCTTCATACCCCCAGCTCCTGCAACAGATTTTCCACTGCCCGGCGCATCAACTCGCTGACTGAATACCCCGTCTGCTGCCTCGCCTTCTTGAGCCGCAGCAAGACCTGCTCAGGGAAATAGAAGTTGGTACGCTTCATCGTGCGCCGTTTCATGTGTATAGGTGTAGCACATGTTCGGTTGGTGTATCAAACACTTTGGGCACGAGAAAACCCTGTCTCGCCTGGCGCCGCCATTGCCGCTGGCCGGTAGTTCGCTCGCACCAGTGCCTCGGCGAATGCCGGGGGCACGGAATTCCCGCACCGTTTGACCTGTTCCGTGGCGGTAATGCGGTTCCCTTCGGCGTCCCGGTCAATGATGTAATCCTGTGGGAAACCCTGGGCATTGAACAGTTCCCTCGGCGTCAGCATCCGCATCCCGATATCGGCTATTCGGTATTCCTCGCCCTGGACCGTGACCAGACCGAACCGGTCCTTGGTGGTGATGGTGTGCAGCGGCTCCCTCAACTGGGGGGCCTGGTCAGTCCCGTAGTATTTAAGGAGAAACGCCCTGACTTCCCCTACATGAAGCCCACCGGCGGTAATCGTCGGCATTGGGTCGGTCGCTGCCTGCCCATGCCGGCAGGTACCCCGCAGTTTCACCAGATGCGAGGTTATTAAAGAATCCTTGCTTTTCGACGTAATGGTCTGTTGAGGTTCGGCAGCGTTTGCACCATCTGATTTACCGAAATTCCGGACCAAGCTCGCTGCTACTATCCCGGTCTTCCCAGCTCCGTCCGCCATAACGGTAGGCGCTGGGGCATCGACCGCTTGCCCCACGCTCTCCCCGAAATGCCGGATAAGGTTGGCTACCACCAAGGAATGATGGTCGATGCTGGTTATCGTTCCCATTGGCTCCTCTGCGCAGGAGCCAACAGCTCCGGTGTAGTGTTTTGCCAGGAACGCGGAAACCAAGGCATGTTTACCTCCGCCTGCCACCACGGTCCCCAGGGGTTTGTCTATACCCGGCACTCGGGGAGCCTGGCCAGGGCGTTCACCGTAGCCTGTCTGGATCAGCCTATGCGCACAGGTAATAGTGGGCAACAGTTCCTTGATACCGTGAGCCCTGCGCTTCCCATGATGCGTAAGCGGCACGATGAAGGGCTCCGGGCTCTCCACCACGTACTTCATCACCCCCCGGGCAATCCTCCGCAACGTGGCATCCGCCAGGGGCCTCTTCACCTTGAGAAGCCTTCCCTCTTCCTTCGTGAGGAAAATCGAGGGACACGGGATGGACCAGTCAATGCACTCTGCGGCAGTGCGCCAGGGTTTGAGGCGACCGGATTTCACCGCATCGCTCTTCGGATCCCCGTGCGTCGGTTCCGGCCACACGATGGGCTGCCCGTCGCAACGGGCCACCAGAAAGAATCGTTTCCGGGATGTGGGGGCTCCATAATCGCATGCCCGCAACTCCTGGTATTCGACAGCATACCCATGGCGCTCTATGGCCTTCACAAACACCTGAAACGTTCTTCCCTTTCGTTTCGGGCACGGGTAATGATCTCCGTTCGCATCCTTGACCAGCGGTCCCCAAGAAGTAAACTCCTCCACGTTCTCTAGGCAGATGACCCTCGGCTTCACCTTGCCGATCCACTTCAGCACGATCCACGCGAGACCACGTATCTTTTTCTGGACCGGCTTACCCCCTTTCGCTTTTGAAAAGTGAGTGCAGTCCGGAGAAAACCATGCGAGCCCCACAGGACGGCCTCCGGTTACTTCCGTCGGATCCACGTCCCAGACAGACTCGCACAGATGCCGTGTCAGGGGGTGATTCACCAGGTGCATCGCCACGGCGCCGGGGTCGTGATTGATGGCCACGTCTACCGGGCGGCCCAGGCCTGCCTCAATGCCGGTGGACGCCCCGCCACCGCCGGCGAAATTGTCTATCACCATTTCATCAAAGTTGAAAGCGAATTGGGGGGAAATACGGTAGCGAGACACCAGTTCTTCTTTCGTCATGCTGTCTCTCCTCTGTATCGTTTGACCTGCTCCATGATCTCTTCTGCTACGTTCTTAACAACCGGGTTGGCTTCCATCTCCTCGTGACGGCGAAGCACCCATGGCACCACCGTTTCGCAGAGATCGATAAGGTGTTTCAGAACATTCACCGCCTCTTTTGCGTCGGTCAACGCCTTTTTCAAGCCCGCATTCTCTACGATGGTTGCACCGGGATCGGGTTCGGATCGCAAATGGTGTATCGCTCTCCAAGGTACCAGTTGCCCATGCCTACCTCCCCGTGCTTCCGAAGCCGTTCCCGGCCCGCTGGCTTTCCGGCAGTTCGTCCGTCTCGAGCATCTCGCACCTCACCACCGGGCAGATGACCCCTTGCGCTATCCGGTCGCCCTTCATGACCATATAAGCATCCCTGCCGCAGTTCATGACGATGACACCCAGCTCGCCGCGGTAGCCAGAATCCACCGTGCCGAACTTCACCACGAGTGGGGTCTTTGCCGACATTCCCGAACGGGGCCGGATCTGGATCTCATGGCCGGGCGGAACCGCACAGGCCAGGCCGATCTTGAAAACGTATGTCATGCCCGGTGCCAGAACCATGTCTTCCAGGCTCTTGAAATCGAAACCGCTATCTCCCTCGTGGGCATATTGGGGAATCGTGGCTTCCAGGGAAAGGAGCTTCCATTCCAGGACACCGGCACGTCGCGTTACATGTATGTTGTTCCTCTGAACCCAGTTTCGGTACTCCTCAGTCAATGCCATTCAAAAATCCTCCTCCCTTGAGACCTTCTTTCTGACAACCGCCAATATCACGACGTGACCGCCCGCACTCGCACTCTCCATCACCCCATACCTGCCGGGCGGCGCAATGGCGGGTGTGCCCCTGGTCTCTGATTTCGTCAATCTTCTGCTGGTCGTCCACGAACGCAGCCTTCCCCTTCCACCATCTTCACGCCAAGTCCGCAACTGGCGTTCACCTAGAAACTATGGAACAGCTGCTTCTGATAATTCAAAAAAATTCTTAATAGTGCAATATTTACTTGACACGAGGTCTAAGTTTTTTATATTTTTACTATCTTGCGCTTTAAATCGAAAAGCAAATCCTGCAACATATTGATTTTGCTTAAGATAATTTTCTTGTTGACAAAATACACTTTTTGTGTTGGAGAGAAAAATGCCATCGAGAACTAAAATCTTTAAGGGCATAAGGTTCTGTGAATTTAACGAATTCGTCGGAACGAAGGGCCTAGATAGCCCCTACCCTCTCGCACTGCAGAAAGAGGACGAGCGCAAGGATTTCCTTATTACCCGCCAGACTCACTCTACACAAAATCTTGCCAGTGGTCGCGAGTCTCGCGAGACTGCACCGCTCATATAATCTTATTTTATTTATAATCTGTCTACAAAAAAAGGGGAGCAATTGCTTCCTTTTTTTTTAGGGGGAAGAGGGAAATGGCTCACACAATTGGTGAAGACGCCCTAAAAATATCTTTTATCCAGACAATTCCAGGTGAAGAATTCAAAGTAGTCTTGGAGCTTAAAAAGGCGTGCAAAACCTACGGAGTGGAAAAGTTTTGCCTTCTCAAAGGTTTTGGAGCGTTTGATGTTGTATTCATTTACTCAGCAAAAAATTTCGATTCGATCTTGACTAAGCATGGACCGATCGACGGCATCTTGAAAACAAGTCGGTGGTTGGTGAAGAGATAGCCGATATCCGCGTCAACCAGGTGATCGAACACGTCGGGAAACGCTTCGATGATGGCCTGGGCGTATGCCTGCAGCGATGGAGACCGTTCGTAACCGCGTTCTTCAGCGTCCATCGCCGCCCCCTGCGTAGAGGTAATACTTCGGGTTGTCCACCAGCTCGCCGTTTACGACGATCAGAGGATCCCGATCCGGGTTCAACTTTCGCCAGCGGAAGACCGCGCACCGATCCCGATGTGTTGCGCAGACGCGGTATTTTTCCCCCTTACGCTCAATCTTGTAGCCTTCGTGGGCCGACTTGCCGCATCCTTTCACCTGACAGGTATTCGAAGTTTTCGTCGGCTCCTTGCGCTTGGGGATCTCTTGCCGCTGCCCGTCGGGCGTGTACCTGACGCCGCACTGGAGGCAGACCATGTACTCTTCCTCTTCCACGCCGTTGCGGTCCATGGCCATGTAGCCGCCACACTGGGGGCAGGTCCGACACCAGTCGCACCGGAGCATCGGCATGTTGTGTTTCAGGCACCAGAAACCTTTCTTTACCGCCGGGCATGTCTTGTGATTCCTGCATGATTCAAATTCCATCGCCGCACCTCGGGCAGAACCATTGACCGTGCATCCAGATCAACGGCTCCTGACATTGACTGCACCATCCCTCGATTTAATTGCCCCATGCATCCCAGCCATCAAACCGCTCCCGTGCGAAAAGCTCGATCCTCGGGATATCGCCCATGAGCTGCACCAGGCGATCTCTGGCTTCGGCGGGCTTCTCGGAATGACGACCCATAGGGGAATCCATAAACTGGCGAACACTTGCGGACGCCCTTCGGATCTTCCCCTTAACCGCGAACAGGCAGTCTTCCGTGTTGGCCCGGGTAAGGTTTCCCATTCCAAAATGGCTCTTGCCGTTCTTCGTCCGCTTATGCCAGGTGAAGCCTTTGGTAGTCACCAGCCGGAATCCCCACGCCGCCACCACGGCCAGAGCCTCCGCCGGCATGGGCGCCACCCACCACATGGCCAGGAGACAGTCTTCGGCTGCGATTTCACGCACCGGAAGAGCCATGATTGCCTTCAGGTCCATCACCTCGTACTTATGGCAGGCCCCCCGCTTCCCCGAGTTACACTTGTCCCGATATCTCCAGGCAGGGTCTGCATATATCAGCCCGTATTTTCGGTCAGGCAACCGCATTCCGCCCCCCATTCAACCACTCGTTGAACTGCCGCCGCCAATCGTGGATCACCTCGTCGCTCAGGTCCTTGCAGCTCTCCACCTGACAGAGGCGATTCTTGAACACGGCCTTACACTCATTCTCGTCGCGGATCTCCAGCCCGGCCATACTCCCGATGAACTCCTGGAAGCGCGGATTCTGGAACAGAACATGAAGCCCCGTGAGCAGACGCTTCCGTTCTTCGGTAATTTCCGGACGCACCTCAGTTACGGGCGTCTCAACGGGTTGACCTGCGGGCGACAGGGTGACAAATACGGCCTCACCCACCATGGCGGTCAACCGCGGGCCGTGGACGTTCTGCTGCTCGTAGCAGGTCTCGATGACAAGCTGGAAGCCCCTCCCTTTCGGGGGAACGTCCACCACGAGTACGGGATCGAGTACAAGTTGGTTCAGTTCGGCCCGCACCTGGCGGTCGATAAGGGCGGTCAGAAATGAAGGGAGAAGGGGGTTGTCGGCGGGCAGGGAGAAAAAGAGACGCCATGCCTTGGCGGAACGCATCCATTGGCGGTTTGCCAGGACCAGGGGCATCTGAATGAATTCTGAAAAAGTGTGTGACAAACCAAACACCTCAGACAAAAAAAGCCGAGCCACCTCCCGAACACCGAGTTGTTTGCGCTCCCCGGCCTCCCGGAGCGCCACCCCCAGAGGATATGCTTTTTCTGTCATTTTCACTCCCGAATAGGGAAATTCGTGCTTCATAGCAGTATGCCGTGTATATACCCCAGTTTTGGCTTCAAGTCAACATGATAAACCATACAAAAAAAAAATTATTTGTTGACTGTTAGGTGAGGATATGCTAAACATGCGTCATATTTTAATTTTAATCGCAAACGCGCGGCGGTGATACTCAGCCGGGACCGGACATCCCACCCCCCGATGACGATATCCCGTTCTAGTCGGACCCAAGAAAAGGAGATACAAGATGCAGGCGCAGGCACAGGAAGATAAGCGAAAGTACACGAACCTGAAGATCGAGCCGGAGACCAGGCGACTGGCGAAGGCTGCGGCCGGCTATCTCGGGGAGGAATACTACACCTTCGTAAACACCGCCATCCAGGAACGTCTCGGCCGCCTGAAACATGAGGGTAAAATTCCATTCTGATTTTTTTTGCCCTGAGTGTGAAAAACCAAACACTTGCCGTGCGAGGGCATAACCAGTTGGGTGAAACTGCGTAGGCAAGGACACCCATGAAACCCCGCTACCGGTTGCTCGCACCAGCCGGTGGCGGGGTTTTGTTTTGAGGTCGCAGATGGCTAGAGCACGCAACATCAAGCCCGGATTCTTTAAAAACGAGTACCTGGCAGAGCTACCGCCGCTCACGAGGCTGCTTTTCATTGCGTTGTGGTGCGAAGCAGATCGAGAAGGGCGCCTTGAAGATCGTCCCCTTCGCATCAAGGCCGAATACTTCCCGTATGACGACTGCGACATAAACACCATGCTTGCACAGTGCGAGCACAGTGCCGGCAACTTCCTAACACGGTACGAGGTGGATGGTAAGCGTTATATCCAGATCAGGAACTTCAAAAAACATCAGAATCCGCATATCAAAGAACAACCATCAGCGATCCCTCCTCCCCCTGAAAATTTTGATAACACACCAAAATCATTACGCAATAGTGATTACGATATCTTTGCACAGTGCAAGCACCGTATTTGCATGGTGCTTGCCGGGCTGATTCCTGATTCCCCTTTCCCCTTTCCTTTATCAAAAGAAGAAAGTCTTCTTGCGCAGAGCTCTGATGAAGAAAGTCTTTCGCTTATCCTTGAACCGGAAGAGCCCCCTCCAGAAGATCCGGTCTTCCTGACGCTCACCCTGAACGATAAAACGGAATTCCCGGTAACCGAAGGCATGATTGCCGAGTTCGAGGATCTATACCCCTCGGTGGATATCCGGCAACAGCTCCGCAACATGAAGGGCTGGTGCCGTTCCAACGACAAGAAAAGGAAAACCCGCAATGGAATCTGCAAATTCATCAACAGCTGGCTCGCAGACAAACAGAACAACGGAGGAGGCAGATCAGACCCTGCTGGCCGGTCAACAACGACTACTAGAAAAACGGAAAGTCCTCCAGCTTTCTCCCCAACCCACAGGACCGAAAAGGGAAGTTTTGCGGGAGATTTCGAGGATAAAAGCAGAAACTGGTAAATCTGAGACCTGCCGGATCCACTGGGGAAACCCGCTGGACGATAACGGTGCCTGTGACATTTGCCGGGAGCAGTTGGCCGATGTGAAATCCAGGGAGCAGGCCGCACGACAGCAGTTGGTCGAAAAACGCCTGGGCTCCATCAAACTCGGGAAGCGGTACGCTAATTCGTCCTTTGACAACTTTGAGTCGGTCAACGAGGACGCCGCCAGGGTGTCCGCGACCTGCCGCCGTTATGCTGAGACCTTTCCGGATCGTCTGGATGCCGGAGACTGCATGCTGTTCCTCGGGAACTGCGGCACCGGCAAGAACCATCTGGCCGCGGCGATCTGTAACCATATTGTCCGGGCCGGCCATACGGCGCTGCACACCACGGCGATCCGCCTGGTCCGGAGGATAAAAGACACCTGGCGAAAAGACAGTACCGAATCGGAGCAGGATGCGGTTAACGCCTTCACTCTCCCCGACTGTCTCGTGGTGGATGAGATAGGGGTGCAGTTCGGTACGGCCGCAGAGATGCTGCTGCTTTTCGACGTGCTGAATGACCGCTACACGGAGCAGAAGCCGACGATCCTGATCAGCAACCTCAACACTGAGGAAATCAGGGCATTCCTGGGGATCCAGCTGATGGATCGCTTCCGGGAAGGCAATTCCGTAGTCCTGGAATTTACCTGGGACAGCTACCGGGGGAGAAGGTGAACACCTCCCGCTCCAACGACTTGTACAAACTTTTCCCGCCGAGAACCAGCGAAGACGGCAAGAAACTCTGTCGCAACTGTGGGAAGGAACTGACCGGCCGGCGCACGTCATGGTGTTCCGACGAGTGCAAATTAGAGGCGCATATCGTCTGCTATCCTTCCTTCGCCCGGGAGGCGGTGTTTCGACGCGACAAGGGAATATGCTCCAAGTGTGGGGTCAATGCGCAGAAGCTCCAGCGTGCCGTCTATCGCGTGACCTGGCGTCTGCAGAAGGCCAAAAATTCAAACTCGCTGAGGCCTGGGAGAAACGATGGAGTGACCGGGGATGGCCGATTGACGAGTATAATTCCCGCAGCTGGTGGGATGCCGACCACATCCAGCCGGTAGTCGAAGGTGGCGGCGGCTGCGGACTGGACAACTACCGGACGCTTTGTGTCCCTTGCCACAAGGCGGAAACTGCGGAACTGGCCAGGAGACGGGCGAAAGCCAGGCAGAAGCAGGTGGAATTCGATTTCGCTGCGGCGTAGGTGCATCATTTTTTGGAGGGGTCTTTATCAAGATAACGCTGGAGCGTGACCGGCTCAGGCCGGTCCACAGCGTTGGTTATAGTGCGGAGGGTACGAAGTTGACACATCAGGCGCTTGTGAAAATTGCTGAACGGTGGTTGCTCGGAACGAAGAAATGCTCTTTCGCGTTCACGGAACTGGTCTGCCGGGCAACCTCTGAGATACCGGATGCAATAGGCTTCCAAGGCGGTGAATCGTTCTTGGTCGAGTGCAAGGTGTCCCGCGCTGACTTCCTCTCCGATGCGAAGAAGCCCTTTCGCCGCAACCCTTGGATGGGGATGGGCGTATTCAGGTACTACCTCTGCCCCGCTGGAATCATCACCGCTCAAGACCTCCCCGAAAAGTGGGGGCTGATCTGGGTGAACGAGAAGGGCAAGAGAAGGCCGTTTTAGCCCACGCGCTCAAGATCGGCGAAGGTTGTCACCTATGGGCATGAGGTTTTTAACAGGTGGAGAATCTTCTCCAAACTGCGTCATCGGACTTGCTTTCGTTCTCGAACGAAGCGTGAATGAAGATGCGACAACGGGTATCGCGCCCGCGACAAAGAGCGTCGCGGAGAAAGGAGGTTTCAATGTTTGAGGTGATCCACGGAGGTAACCCAATCCCTCCCAAGGTCTGGCTAAAGGCAACTGATATAGCCGCTGAGTACGCTAGGTGCGGAGAAGCTTTTGTCTCCGCTGGCAGGCCGACAGATGGCCCGGTTGCTGATCTGTTTTCCAAGGCCGAGG